TTAGAATTGGCTATAGAGTGTTTTTTGCTAGACCATTCGTAGCTATGTCCGGTGGATGGTATCAAATTTCTATTTTTATTAGTGGGTGTCAACATGTCTTAAAGTATGGAAGAGTAGATACGCATATAGAGAAAGCTTTGCTTTGATAGCAAACTACACCCACATAGGAGAACTAGTGATGAGTGTATTTAGTTCAGTGCTTAGTTTTCTTTTAGCGGTATGGAAGCATCGTGAAGTATAGAAACAAAAAGACTGTTCGTATAGTAAATGGTGAACAAGTAGTGTTTGATAGCCTGAAAGAAGCTAGAAGGTATGACGACCTGTATCTTAAACTAAAAGCTGGTCAAGTCTCAAAGCTAGTGATTCAGCCAGAGTTCCCTCTTATGGAAAAACAAACTCACAATGGCGTAACATATAGAAGCGTAAAATATGTTGCAGATTTTAAGTATATTAAAAACAATAAGACTTATGTAGAAGATGTTAAGTCGGATCACACTAGAAAACTATCTACTTATCGTGTGAAGATAAAATGGTGGCTTTCAATATATGGCAAAGACATCACATTTGTAGAAATTAATTAATTATGATATAATATAAATCTAATCACAGCAACCTTTAGCGGGGTTGCATCCATGAATGATTAGAAATAATGATTAGGAACTACAAATGGAAACTTCAGATTTAAAAATATGCACAAACAAAAGTTGCAAAAAAACCAAAACCAATACACCAATTTTATAAAGATAAACAAAACAAAGATGAAATAAGAACACAATGTATAGAGTGTGATAAAATTCAAAAAGAAGAATATTTTAGAACTAAAATAGGACTCATAAAAAGAATATACAGAAGTCAATGCCAAAGTTCAAAAACAAGAAAAATGAAATCACCTTTATATTCTTTAGAAGAATTAATAAAATGGATGCAAAGTAAATCTATATTTCATAAGCTTTACAATAAATGGGCTAAGAGCGGATACGATAAGATGCTAATACCTTCTTGTGACAGACACAGTGATAAAGAATTAAATTATGATTATTTGCCTTATTCATTAGAAAGATTAAAGATATGCACATGGATAGAAAATAAACAAAAAGGACATAGAGATAGATTGCAAGGAAGAAATACCAAAGCAAATAGAGCAATAATGCAATTCACGAAAGATAATAAATTTATAAAAAAATATAAATCAGCAATGGAAGCAGAAAGAGAAATAGGAGTAAATCACAGTAATATAGCAAGTTGTTGTAAAGGATATAAAAATTACAATACAGTGGGTGGATATATATGGAAATACGAAAAAAACTAAATATTTTTATCTCCTTATGGAAAAGACTTAACTTTTTTAGAAACTTGATGTAAGTCAAGAAAACAATTTAAAAGATAGTATATAATTACGTTATCTTTAAATAAAACAAGGAGAAGAGATATGACAAAAGCAAATCTGGATAGAGCCAATGAGTTGCAAGCTCAAGTAGAGCAGTTTAAATCTGCTAGACAAAATAACTTTCAGATAAAAATAGAGAATTGGTCAGGAGGAAATATTGAAGATAAAGACTTGAGACCAGAAACACAAGCACAAATAAAACAACTACTTATAGATGAAGCTGAGTATCTACAGTCTGAATTTGACAAAATGTAAACTACGCTATACGTACATAGCTAAAAACAATGCAGGGTTAAAATACTGCAACCCGTATCTGTTGACGGAGAGTTAGGCAACTACTAGAACTGAGTTGTATTCATCTATGATTTAAAATAGTAAAATTTAACACAAAGGTAAAACATGAAAAAGATTTTATTCTTATTTATGATGTTTATGGGTTTAACTAGCTCATTATATGCAAGTCCACCAAATATTGGAAATACTTTCAATATAAATGCTGGTCAAGAAAATGTAACTGCTCGTACAAATGGAAAAAACGTTGTTGTTGCTCATGCAGATAAAAAAGTAATTATTTCACACAAAGACACTCTGATGTATAGCTGGGGTGATACAGGTGAAGATAAAATGAAAATTGCACGTTTAGTTAATGAAGAGGGTGACTTTTACTCTCAACCAATTGCAGCAACAATCGCAACTGTAGCAGTGGTGTGTTTAGAATTCGATGGCTAAGGGGGTATAAACTCCCCTTTCAGAAAAAATAGCACAAAGACAAAAAGTCTTTGTGTGTGAACTTTTGATGAAGTGGTACTATTTCAAGATAGAGAGATTGGAAATATCCAAACTAACTTACGAGGGGGATAATGACTTGAAAAACAGCCCGATAGGTATCAGTGAGGCAAAATCTCTTACCACTTCACAAAGAGTTTAAGAAACGGCTCGCTAAACCGTCAGGGTAAAACCTGTATGAGTTCGAGTGTAATACTCTCCTTCATTATATATCTTGTTTATTTTCTAAAATACCATTCACAAAAGCACTTACATCAACAGCATTAGTTGCACCATACACAGTTACTTTAAATCTAGCACCAGCAGGTATTCTTACGGGCGGATTCATATCTATAGGGATAGCAGTATCACCAATAGTTAAAGGTAGTTTAAAAAGCCAACCATCTGTTTTTGACCCATCATCACCAACGGTTGCTCTAAGTCTTACACTCACACCTTTTGTGTTTCCAGAAACAACATATTGATTTATGTAAAAATCTTTGTCATCAGGAATAAGTCTACTCATAGTAAAACTTTTGTTTCCGTTTGCTTTAACAATAGTGTAAACTCTAGTCGGAGTGCCTTGCCTATATAAGCTAATGTTTCCAACAGCAGTCGTAAATTCTTCGCTGACTATTCCATTTTTAGAAACATAGAAATCTATAACAAAGGAAATATCTACCGGTATAACAGTTTCGGTGGTTCCGTCTGTAGGAAGGATGAGAGTCTGTAAGGTTTTATCTGATGGTTGAATATATTTAATAGTAACTTCTCTAGCACCATCACCAGCAGCAGTATCGTCATCTTCGGTAGATTTAAAAGCCATAGTTTCACCATTTTCAATATCAGGAGAGGGAACTGTTGCTACACCAAGCTCTGAAACATCATATCCAGCAGTAGTAACAGTTGCATTTTCTATTTGTCCAACCGCTTGACCTGCTCTTGCACCTGAAATCTTACCTCTTACAACAGCGTCATTATAATTCATAGTGGCATCTATAGTTTCGTCTCTGTTTATAAAGTTAGAAAAAGTTTCGGCATCACTAGCATTAGGATACCAAAATTCATAATCTGCATAAAAAGTCTTAGAGCTATTTTTTTTAATATAAGCAACATTATCATGAGATGAGCCTACTTCTCTGTAAAACAGTTTCCTATTTTTTGTGTTTTGTATACTATAAGAGATAGATGTACCAAGAAGGACAGAAGACTTGCTTGTTCCAGTAATAAGTAAGATTTCGTTTGCCATGAGATTCCTTTTTTGAAATTATACCATTTTAGGATACAATTTCATATGAATGACGCTAGAAGAAAAGAACTACGAGACTCGTTACCTACAGTAGATAGACTTTTGCAGTGGGAAAAAACTATGACTCATCAGAGCTTTGCTGAAACTTTTGTGCATCTCCCAAAAACAAATGCAGTAGGTGCTGGCAAACCTGTAGATTTCTCCCGTAGCCCCCATCTTATAAAACCTATGCAAACACTAGATGACCCTAAAGTTCAAGAAGTTTTCCTTATGTTTGCCTCTCAAATGGCAAAAACGCTATTTCTTTTTATAGCATGGTCGCATAACGCTAAAATGAACCCAAAAACAGTAGTGTGGATGATTCCTAAAGACAAAATGATAGGAAGATACCAAAAAGAAAAAATAACAGAGCTAGTAAACTCATCACCATCTTTAAAAGCTATAGTTGAAGAAACAAGAATAGAAGAAAAAAGAGCACAGAACAAAGGTGGAATTATTGCTCATCAAGGAGCAACTACTTATCTTATAGGGTCAATGACAGATGATGACAAAAAAGCAGTAACAGCCAAGCTGATTATTGCAGATGAAATAGACGAGTTTAAAGAAGGTCTTGCTTCTATAGCTCCGCTTGTGGAGCGTGGAAAAACTTTTATTGAGTATGGTGGAAAACTTTTAGCTGCATCTACAAAAAAATCAAAAGACAGCCCAATCACAAAAGGGTTTAACAGTTGTGAGCAAAAAAACTATTTAACAATAAAATGTCCTCACTGTGCTGAACTTATAGAGCCGTCTCATACACAGTTTATAGTGTTGAGTGAAAAAGATTATAAAGAGATGTTTGGATACACAGCAGAGACTTTTACAGACGAAGTAATATATGAGAAGTATCTACCATACGCCTCAAAAACAGCATATTATGAGTGCAATGTAAACGGATGTAAAATAACCACAGAAGAAAAAAACAAGCAAATACTTGACTTTAAGATAGGGTGGTTTGTAAAAGGAAATAAAACCAACCCATCTACCGTAGGATTTAGTGCAAACTCATTTTTATCTTTTTTTGTACCATTTGAAGAGATAGCTAGAAAATGGCTAAAAGCACAACTTGAAAGAAATCCTACTGAAAGAAAAAGACTCTTAGAACTTCTGTACGAGGGTTATTTCAACGATACTTATGAGCAAGAAGCTAAAGAAACTTTAAAGAAAAACGACATACTTTTACTTTCAAATGGGCTAGAAGAGAGAGTGATTCCAGAAGATTCTTTTAAAGTTTATTTAACTATAGATACTCAACTTACTCACTTCTGGTGGACTATCTACTCATGGGAGTATGGATCAAAGCCAAACTTAGTAGATTATGGTAGAGCAGAATCTTTTGATGAACTTGACACTATAAGAAAACAAACTTTAGTTACACAACACGGAGAAATAAAGCTTATAAATAGAGTAACAATAGATAGACTAGGAGATAAAAAAAGAACTGCCCTAGTAGATGAGTGGATAAAAAACATAGTCATTACAGAGGGTAGAGAAGACTATATATATGCAACCGAAGGTGTAAGTGGAAAAAATATGACCACCGTTCACGCACCAGCAAAACACAAAACCATCCCAGAAATAAAAATCATAAAAGTAAACAACCTTATGGCAAAGGACTATGCTCACGACCTCATAACAAGAGGTATAGACAGAGCAAAAGCACTAGATGGTGACGATAAGCTAGAAAAAGCTCTAAACTATGAAGACAACATATACTTCATAAATCAAAAACCGATAAGACTAGCAGAAGAAAAAACAGAAGCAGGACTAAAATCAGTAAGAGAAGATTTTGAAAGACAAATGTCCTCAGAGCATAAAACATACGCAGTAGACCAAGCCACAGGAAGAGTAGACAAAGAAGAGTCTTGGATAAAAAGAAACTCCTCAGTAAGAAATGATTACTGGGATTGTTTCATCTACTCTATAGCAAACTGGAACATGGACTCAGGATATATAGCAGAAAAACCAAAAGAACTAACCAAGAGAGAGATTAAAGAAATGGAAGATATGATAGCCTACAAAAAATCTCCAGAGCAACATGACCATTTTTAACGTTTAAATCCATCACCAGTCTTGACAGCAACACTATACACTCTAATTAATTTTGCTTCACACTCAGCACAAAACTCATCTCTACTAGATTCTGACATGGGTTTTGAAACTACCTGTTCTTTTTTACAGTTTTCGCATTTATAGTTATATCTCATCAAAATATCCAATATAACATTTTTTAGTTTTACAGCCAGTTACTGTATGGATAGTGCGATTCTTTTTAAATGCCCTCTTTCTTTGTCTTTTAGTTCCGAAAATCAACTTCTTTGTTTTTCTATCAAGCTTAAATTTTTGCACAATAGTTCCAGCAGTAGGCAGACCAAGAATATCATCATCAACGGCTCTATTGATAGACATTAGTTTGATTTCAGAAGATTTAATAAAAGATAGTTTAGCTTTATCTATTCTCTTTTTTATTATTTCTATGTATCCAATCATAATATTAGTCTTCAGTGTTGCTATGCTTTTTATGTTTCCATCATTTATTGAATGCTCAAGTTCCTTAATTCCTGCCTTGAAAGCAACATAAGCATTTTCAAAAAGGCTATATGTAAAAGTTTCTTTCTTTGCATCAAGAATCTCGTTGTCAGTAAATGGAACTTTATTAAACATATAGTATTCTGTTTCTTTAATATACTCTATAAAATATAAATCAATATCATTCAATTAGCTATCCTTTTTTTTAAATAAGAATATTATACAGCAACTAAAAAACATTTTTCTTGACATGCATCAAGAAAACAAGATTTTATGATATAATGGTGCTAATATTTTGAGATGAGGTGATAGTGTGGCTTATACTACTGCGCAAATAGCAACTAAACAACTTGAACTAGATGCAATTATAGCAGCATACACTCAGTCTATAGCTACAGGTGGAGTAGAAGAGTTTAAGCAAGGCTCTACATACTTCAAGAAAGCCACTACACCACAACTAAAAAAACTCAAAGATGAAACTGCAAATGAACTTTATAGAATGGAGAACGTTTAAATGAATGTCTCTCCTTTTGTCAGTTCAGCAGCTTCAAACTACTTAACTCATTCAAGTCTAGGTCTTCAAGCTCAAGCAGCAGATGCAGAAGATAAAAACATAAATGACATCATAGATGAAAAAACATCCCTTACCGATAAAACTCGTTTTATGGATGCAAACACTTCTGTTATCCAAGCTATCAAGTTAAACTTTGAAGCAGGGGTCATTGGAATCAAAACTGGCGTTCAGTTTAAGTTTAAAGACAAAGATGGAAACCTAGACAAAGAAAAAAATGATAAGGCAGAGGCAGATTGGATTCTCTTTTGTAAAAAACAATTTTTTGAAGTAAAAGGAGATTATCACTGCGATAACGTCCTTAGACAAATAGTAAAAGCTGAAAAAGGCGCAGAAGGCGAAGTTTTAGTTCTTCACCACATAGACCCATCTTTAAGATTTGGATATGTTACTCAACTACTAGAAACATCTATGATAGACACGA